TTGTGTCTTACAAACTGTTTTCTTCTTGTAGCGGAGCTTTAATATGTATCAGCTTGTAAATGATTTTCAATGTATAAAGCGCATTGCCGACAACGCCTTCATCCCCTTCGACCCCGCGAACACTTGCTACCAGCAGTACCTCGCGTGGCTGGCCGCTGGCAACACGCCGCTGCCTGCTGAGGAATAAATGGAGCAGATTGACCCCGTCAAGTACGGCGTGCTATGGGAGCGCGTCCAGACGATGGACAAGAAGATCGACAAGATGGAGCGCCAGCTTGAAGAACTTGTGGCCTTGGCCAATAAGGGCAAGGGCGGCTTCTGGATGGGCATGACCATCGCCAGCTCTGTCGGTGCCGCCGTGGCCTGGGTCGCTGGGCACTTCAAGGGAGGCTGACATGGATCCCATCACCGCTTTCGCTACAGCACAGGCGGCGGTGGCAGGTATTCAAAAGGCCATCAAACTAGGCAAGGACATCCAGGGCCTAGTCGGGGAGTTCGGCAAGTTCTTTGACGCCAAAGACGTTGTCCAGAAGGCCGCCAACGACAGCGGCAAGAAGGGCCAAAGCGACACCGGGAGGGCTATGGAAATCGTCATGCAGGCCAACCAGCTGCGCGAGGCTGAGGAGCAGCTCAAGCACCAGCTGGTTTATGGCGGCTACCCCGAGCTGTGGGAGCAGATGCTCAAGGAGCGGATGAAGATTCGCCACGCCCGCGAGAAGGCCGAGCGCGAGGCCAAGATTGAGCGCCGCCGGGTAGTGGCCCAGCGTCTGCTGGCGGCGCAGATCATCGGCGGCGCAATTGCCGTCATTCTGGTTGGCGTGATCATCATCTTTATTGTTCGCCAGGCCATGCAATGAAGTACTTGCTGCTTGCCACTGCGCTGCTACTTGCCGGGTGCGATGAGCGCTTTCGCTACGAGTGCCAGAACCCCAAGCACTGGGAGCGCCCGGACTGCGTGCGGCCTATGTGCTCAATCAATGGCGTCTGTCCTGACCAACTAAATAAGCCCACCGACATGAAGCTGGAGAATGAAAAGTGAGATACAGCCCCGAGCAACTTGACTCCATCCTGCGCTTCATCATCGGCATTGTGTTCGCCCTCACCGTGATGGGCATGGTCTTCTTCTCGCTCTACTCGCTGGTGTTCGTGACCCAGCCAATGAGCGGCATCGCCCCTGCTGACAAACAGTTCTTCTTCCTGCTGTCGGATATGAGCAAGTACATCCTAGGCAGCCTGGCCACGCTGCTGGCAATCAAGGGCAAGGACATCTTGAACAGCAAGGCCCCGCCGGAAGAAGAACCTGAACCACCCAAGGAGAAAACTGATGCTCCCACTGACCGCGCTGCTTGAAGTTGGCGGCAAGCTAGTAGACAAGCTAATCCCAGATCCAGAGGCCAAGGCCAAGGCGCAGGCCGAGCTGGCCAAGCTGGCGCAGGACGGTGAGCTGGCCCGCATGGCCAACGACACCAAGCTGTTTGAGACAGAGCAAAACAACCTGACCGACCGGCTCAAGGCCGACATGGGCAGCGACTCCTGGCTGTCAAAGAACATCCGGCCCATGACGTTGATCTTCATCCTGGCCGGCTACTTCACGTTTGCAATGATGTCTGCTTTTGGCAAGGACACCAATGCCAACTACGTCGAGCTGCTTGGTCAGTGGGGGATGTTGATCATGTCCTTCTACTTCGGCGGGCGCACCCTTGAAAAGATCATGGACATGAAGGCTAAAAAATGAAAGAGAACTTTGACTCCGCACTGGCCGCCATCCTCCACCACGAGGGCGGCTTTGTTAACCATCCCAAAGATCCTGGCGGCATGACCAACTTGGGTGTGACCAAGCGCGTCTGGGAAGAGTGGGTCGGCCACGAGGTGGACGAGAAGGCAATGCGTGCACTCACGCCTGAGATCGTCGGCCCGATGTACAAGGCCAAGTACTGGGACAAGGTGCGCGGCGACGACCTGCCTGCCGGCGTGGACTATGCGGTGTTTGATGCTGCCATCAACAGCGGCCCTGGCCGTGCAGCCAAGTGGTTGCAGACGACCGTGGGCGCTGTGCCGGACGGGGCGATTGGCAATGGCACGCTGGCCAAGGTGGCCGCGATGGAGCCTGCCGAGATCGTCGAGAAGTACCAGGCCACGCGCTTGGCTTTTATGCAAAGCCTGCCGACCTGGGACACGTTCGGCAAGGGCTGGGGCAGGCGCGTGGCCGAGGTAGGTAGCGCCGCCCAGCAGATGGCGGCCTAACTACTGGGCGGCACCCAGCGCACGCAGGCGCTGCTGGTAGCCGGCCAGGTGCTTGGCCTTCCACACAACATCGCAACGCTTGAGCAGGCCTTCGTTGGCCTCCTTGAGCTCGCGCAGCTTGGTCATGCGGTCACGCGCCGGCACCTTGCCGGCCTTGGCGGTCTTGTCGGACAGTTCCTCATACGCCGCCGCCCACTCATCCAGGTTGGCATGGGTGCTGAAGGGCGCTTCCCTGCCAGGCACCATCAAGGCAAACCCAGCCGCCTCACTTACCTGCGGCTCGCGCTCGACCGTCACCGCATCTGTGATCTGTTGCTCTACAGCAACAGTCTCCACCTGCTCGATGACTGCCTCGACCAGCACGGGATCTGCCGGCGGGGCCAGCGCGTCCAGTGGGTTGACGGGCGTGATGTCGCGGGCCTGGCGCGGCTTGTCCTCGCTCGGGTAGTCCTGGGCCTCCTCGGCGGTGATCAGGCCCTTGAGCACATCGGGGAAGGCATCGCGCAGGGCAAAGCCTCTGGCCCGCATGGCCAGCATCCGCTTGGGGTAGGCCTGCCATGGCCCCTGCTTGCCCCATAGGCCGGCCCGCTTGGCGTCCTCGACGCTGAATGTGGAGCGCACTGGCTTGCGCCCCTTGCGGTAGGCCACGCAGACAGCGATGGGGTTGGTGGTGCCCTCGCCTTCGATGAACTCCTCGACGCCTTCGCACAGGGGGCTGGCCTGCACCAGGGCCATGGCTGCGTCACCGTAGACCGAGGGCTTGCCGTTGATGACGGCGATGTTCTGCAAGGCCTGCAGCGGGGCCAGGCCCAGCTCCATGCCCCATTGCACACAGACCATGATGTCCTGCGGTTTGCCCTGGTATTGCTTGGGCACCATCTGGCTGGAGGCCAGCATCTCGCTGAACTGGATGGCCTCGGTGATGGTGGTGGGCGCAAAGCCCTGGCGGGTAGTCAGTTGCATTTCATGTCTCCTTCGTTTGGCAGGTACTCTTTGATTGTCTGGAAGACCAGGGCGACGATGGAGGTAATGACCTCATCGGCCTCCTCCTCGGTCATGTCGGTTGCGTTGAGCAGCGCCACCAGCGCTCGGTTGTGGGCCTCCATGATGGCCGGCATACCTTCGTCCCTCATGACTTCACCGGCTTGATGGTCAGGGTGGATTGACGGATGGTGTAGGCCTCCTTGGCCGGCACCATCTTGGCGGGCTGCGCCTGGTAGTGGCGGGTCGAGCGGATGATCTGGTACTGGCCGGCGATGCCCATCTCGGCCTTGCCCAGGATCTCCTTGAGCTTCTCCTCATCAGCGTCCAGGTCGGTCTGCAGCTTCTTGATCTCCTTGCGCTTGGCCAGGATCTTCTCGGCCCGCTCGATGCAGCTGTCATCCAGCACAGCAGGTACCGGGATGATGGGGTAGACGCCTCGGGTGTCTGGCCATTGCTCGCCCTCTGCCGGCGGGTAGTAGTCCACCAGGCCTGTCGTTTTCCATTCATCCAGCCGGCGCTGGAAGTCGATGGCCACCTCTGCAATTTTTTTGACCGTTGCCTGGTGGGGAGCGAACACGAATACGCGCAGCTCGGTGCCCCGGTACAGGGTGCAGACCGCACCCCACTTGGCCTGCACGATGTCCATCTGGGCCTGCAGCTGGATGGGGCCGCGCCACAAGGGCGGCACATCATCGGGCGGCATGGCCGTCAGCTTGGCCTCAAGCACCCCGACGCCGTCCAGTGTGATGCTGTCCTGGCCGATGACGTACACGCCGGCAGCCGGGTCGGTGCTGATGACCTGGCCACGCCCGTCTGCCGTGCCGTCCAGGCTGCAGCACAGGGGCAGGCTTTCGTGATACCGGGCGACCGGGTGATCGGTGACCATGTCGGTCAGCTCCAGCCGGCGGGCCGCGTCCTCCAGGATCATCGGCTCCATGATGTTGCCCCAGGCCATGGCTTCGTTGCCGATGTCTCGGCGCTCCTCGCCCTTGAGGGCGCGGATACTGTATTCCAGCTCATCGTTGGGGGTCTGGTAGCGGCTGATGCCCATGATGCCTGGCAGGCGGGATGCCGACAGCATGGTGTCGGGGGTGACTTTATTGACCATTGGTTTCTCCTTGGGTGGCCAGCTGATAGACCCGGACGACACGGGCGTGCGCCTGGGGATGGGTGGCCTCGGTGAAACCGACGGCCTTGAACTGCTTGGTCTTGAACACCGCGCCCAAGACGGACGGGTGCATCTGCGCGGGCAGCTCGATGCCGGCGCGGATGTCGTTGATGCTGACGGTGCCCTGCTTGCGGCAGACCTCGGCGGCCAGCAGCCGGCAGCGGGCTAGGAATACGGCGTCCCTAGCCTGGAACAGGTTGAGCTGGGCGTCACGGATTGCCGCACCGATGTCTTGCGGCTGCATCACTTGGTCACCCAGATGATGGCCAGGGCCACTGCAGCGATGACGTACAAGCAGCGCAGGAACAGCCACTCGGTCTGCTCGCCTACCGATCGCTTGTCACCCAGCAGCGCCGACTGCAGGCGCTCCTCGGTGGCGCTCAGGTTCACGCGCCTGGGGGGCTGGTAGTTGGAGCCGATCATCACTTTGCCGGTGTTGTAGGGGATCTTCTTTTCCATGGTTTTCTCCTTCAGTTGCCGATGCGTTTGAGCAGGTTGGACACCTGGCTCGGGTTCCAGTTGATGTTGCCGCGGGGTGTCTCGATGCCGCGGGCGGTCAGAGCTGCAGCAATGTCGCGCAGGGTGCAGGCACCCGACTTGCGGACGATGTCCTGCACCAGGGGGCCAACGCGCTCGGCGTAACGGTCGGCCTTGGCCTGGATCTTGGCGATGCCCAAGGCGCTGCCGACCTCGGGAGTAGGGCAGCCCAGCTGGCGGCCCTGCGCCTTGACCTGGGCCAGGGCGGCCTTGGTGCGCTCGGAGATCTTGCGGGCCTCCCACTCAGCGAACACGGCCATCATCTGCAAGAAGGTGCGGTCAGCCTCGGGCATATCGGCGCAGACAAAGGGGACAGAGCTTTCCAGCAGGCCGCTGATGAAGTGGACGTTACGGGCCAGGCGGTCGAGCTTGGCGATCACCAGGGTGGCCTTTGTACGCTTGGCCAGGCTCAGGGCGTGAGCCAGCTGCTCGCGGTCATTCTTGCGGCCAGACTCCACCTCGGTGAACTCGGCCACCAGCTCGGCCTGGCCGATGTGGCGGGCAACGGCCTCGCGCTGGGCATCCAGGCCCAGGCCGCTCTGGCCCTG